TACTATTACAGTTGTTGGTTTAATCTCTAGGATTTTATTATCATAACCCCAAATTATTGGTGTGTATCTAGCATACATAGCAGATAGTCTTTTCCTATAGTGTAGTTGTATTACACTGTTTTCAGCCAAACTTGGACCTGAAAGGAGGGTGTCAGCTCCATGTCGTGTCCAATAATGATCACTGTTCTTCATAGCAGTTTGATCATAGAATGTTCTAAGATCTGTCTTAACATTAAAAACTGTAGCTTGAGATGCAGTGTCTGCTGTGAATTTTAAATAACTACCTGAGGCCTCATAGTTACCACTTGAGTCTAGTGTGGCTGTTCCCACCTTACGTATAAATATGTAAGTAACTAGATCTGATGGTATGGGCAGGGTAGCTTGAGCTGTTGAGTTTACAGCTGCTGCACCAGTTAGCAAGACACCCTTAAAGGTTGCTCCTGCATTTGTAAAGGCTGCGTTATTTGCAGCTCCTTGTAGTACAAAGAATGTTGTTTCTTCCAGTGGTGGGATTTCAAGTTCACGATATGCAGTGTCAGCCGCATACCGTAAACCATCTTTTATTATTCCCAATGGAAGAGCTTGCGAATCACGGTTTGACCAACTCCGCACTAGCGATACCATTGAGGAAGTTCCCTCATCGTAATTCTTAATTGCCATTTTTATCTCCTTAGTAAGACATTAAGTGTGGATAGTTTTGTTTAAAGATTACCATAAACTTAGCCATCATATCTTTATCTTGCATAGTAGTAGAGTTATGCAAATCTATTCCCCACTTGTTCTTTATTTCAATAGCTACAATATCTGGAACTGTTGCAAACTTTTTAAAACCCTGATCTTTTTTATTTAAACCGCTATCATGATTATCACGATCTTTCTTAGCACTTTCTAAAAATGGTTTTTCATCTTGATATATTTGCCATTCACTACTACCATCAGTACTATAATCAATAGTACCTTTCATAGTGTTATTCTCTGTTCCCGGTGTAACTGTCCAACGTGCCATGTCCTCTTCTCCTTATTATGTAGCCATCTCAACAAACCTACCAGACTTACCAATGTAACCTAGGGTAGGTAATGTGATCACTACGTTAGCTGTTGCTGACATAAAGAATGCCTTATCAACTTGATACCCACCAGCAGAAACTGGGGATAGTGTCCAAGCGCATCTGTCTGCAGGTAAGTGCAGTACATCTCCAACCAAATTGTTAGCCAATGTATTAGCTGCCACTGTTCCTCTAATTACCATCATGTTCTATACCTCCTAATAGAATAAAATAGGGAAGGAGAAAAATCTCCCTCCCCTTAGTTTGTCTTATTGTAAACCGTAAATTGCGCCACAGCCTTTTGGATTCTTAACTTCCAAAGACCATTCTTCAACAAACATGCCAACTGTTGAGTCACCTTTCTGACCAACTTCAACTTCCTGCATTGGACGGAATGTTGCCATTGCGAACCACTGTGGATCATAGATGAGAGCACATGAGTCTTTAGCTGCAAACTGAGTAGTTGTAGCGTCTGTTGTTGTGAAGGCCAAGCCCATGATGTAGTTTGGAACTACCATCAAGTCACCAAAGTCTGACATATAAATGTCTACTGACTGACGGAGTTTTCCGCTTTCGTCAATATTACGCTGAACACCAGTAGCTCCGATCAAAAGATCTGAGAAGTCACGGCGAAGCTTTGGAGAAACCATTACGCGAGATGCTTTACCACCAGCTTCATAGATCTTCTGCATAACAGCGTCAATGTCTGTCAATGCTAAAGCTGCTTTAGTTCCTGCAGATGCTACAGCAATGGATGTTACTCCAGTGTTAGGTGTAGCTGGCTGGGAAAATGAACCTTTGAACACACAAGTGTCATTACTGTTGATGAAAGATTGGTATCCACCAGTCTTACGAGCACCAGTAGCTGTCTGCTTGTTATATGTGTTGATTACATCCATCTCCATATCACGCCGCATTTCAGTTCCACGCTTTTTCAACTGATAAGCATATTCGTCTGCCACACCAGCCTGATCAAGAGCCCTACGGCTACCTGATACTGAGATCACTTTACTGTTGATCTGAGTGTAGTTGCCCAAACGTGTACGGAATGGACCAACAATAGTTGAGTTTGCACCGTCACCACTAGCGGGTGATGTACCAGCTGTCAGGAAGTCTGTACCTTCAGCCACACGGGAATTTCCCGGAGCTTGGAGTTCATCAGTCTGCCATTCGTGGTAGATGTTTGTTGATTTTGATTTGCCAATCGAAGCAAGGAAAGGAGTTTCGTCCCGTGTAATCATTCCAATGAAGTTCGCTAGATCTTCACGGTTTGATACGTCTTTACCTGTGCTGTTTGATTGACCAGATGCATTCGTAATATTACGACCACCAGTTGTTGCCATTTTAAAATCCTCCTAGGATATTATGTATTTAGAGATTTGGAGGCGTATTGACGAAGGAAGTCCATTTGGTCATCATTTGATGCGCCTTCTTTAAATGCACGAGCCTTAATCATCTTTTCCTTATCAACTGCTTTTTTATTAACAGCTGCTGGTTTTTTAGTTGGAACCTTTTTAGATGGAGTTACCTTACGCTTTGCAGCGCCTTTAGTTACTCCATTCTTTAACCTACGATAGTCATCAATGAATTTTACAACATTCGGATCTACTATTAAATTTAAAAGTTCATCACCAATACCATTTTCAAGAGCAAAGTCTCGAATCTGTACCGCAACTTGTTCACTGAAGTCAGGGATCATTTCAGGTATTACCTTTTGGAAATTTGTAAGTTGTACTTGAAACGCATCCTCTTCTGCTTTTGCTTTCTGTTCTGAAACAGTTTTCAAAATGTTTTCACGAGTATTACGAGCTTCCCAATATTTCTGTTGAGATTGCTCACGTTTATCTTTCAACTCACCCAATTCATAGGTGTCCCCGTTATCTCTAGCTTCTTTGATTTCAGCTTCGATAGCATGGTATTCTTTAGCCAGTTTTTGTTCGTCCATTGATAGCATTGCGTTAGCAGCCTCTGACATTTTTACAACATCAGCTAACTTAGTAATACGCTCTTCATCAATGGCCTTACGCGCCTCTCCGAGTTCACGACCCTTTTTAGAGAGTGAAGCATCTGTCTGATAGCCTTTCAGCAAATCAGCAAACGAGACTTCCATTTGTTCTCCGTCTATTTTAACGGATACCTTGGCGTCTAAATCTAAGTCATCAATAGTGAACACTTCAGATTCTTGGGTAGGGGCATCAGCGCCATCCTCATCTTCAGCATTCTCTTCTTCGTCATTAGGTTCTTCATCGCTAACGGCAGCATCTGTATCATCTGGGTCTTCCTCTACAGATGCTTCCGAGTCCTCGTCCTCGACCTCCTCATTTGGTAGCGGTATCTCGTTCTGGATAAATTCAGATTGTGAGAGTACGGCATCTAGGAGTTCTTGTTCGCTTGGACCAGCAGAACTGGGAACATCATCCGTTTTGGGTAGAGATTCATTTTGTTCTGACATGTTTTATTATCCTTCTTTTTTAGCCGCAGGTTTTGTAACCGTTGGTTTGGATGTTTCTATTTTTGCCATGTAAGTATGCTTTAAACTATGCATAGCAACTAAATTTACACAATTCATTTTAGCTTTACCTGAAGATCTCATAGAGTCGTACTCTAAAAGATTTATCATAGTATCTAGGTTAACTACTAATTGTGAGTAATCTATATGGTTCATTGTTCATTGTCCTCAATGTATGGTACATTTTTACCGTAGGTTTCAAAAGTTATAAGCTTTTGTTTAACATCCCCCAGAGCTAATGCTGAGTTATATATAAACTCACGAGTTTTAATCTCATGAGGATCTGTTCCTAACCATGCGGTAAAGTACTGCACTAGCAGTTCTCCATAGGCTTCGTTGAAAAAAGTTTCACGTTGCTCTGAGGAAAAGTGCGCACGTACAAGTGCTTCTTTTGCTTGTATATCAGGATGTATACCCTTCAGCACCTTCTCGGCTGTAGCTTTATATTTATCCATTATGTTTCCTTTAAGTTCTTTTCTTACCTGACGCTGTTGTAGACCACTTGACCCTCTTAGGTCCAGTCTTTTTAGAAGCTTCTTTTTTGGTTATCTTTGAAGCTACACTCTTTGGACGACATGCTGGGTATGCGCGTTTAGGTTTTCCCTTTGCAGTCTTTCGACCACACGGTTTTCCAGTTTTAACATCTACCCAATCTTCCCCAAACCACTTACCTAAACCACCTTTCTTCATGACTTAGATACTCTGTTGTCTGGACCACTCCAACCACCACCACGTTTCTTGTACTCCTTAGAAGCCCAAGCATTTGCGTATGCGGATGGGTATACTTTAAATTTCTTCTTTGCTGCAGATTTCACTCTGGACCAAAGGGCTGGATTATTAGGCTTAGGTGATTTTGCTGCCATTACCATTTCTCCTTGTCGGCCCAATATGCGGCACTAAGTTTACCTTTAGCTATGTTCTTACCATGCCTTGCTTTAAAGCTGGCACGTTTAGCTTTCATTCTAGCAGACTCACCAGCTTTAGGGGCACCTGCTGTAGATGCTCCTTGCTCTCCAAACCTTATAGTCTTTATAGTTTCACCCTGTTTTGCCACAACAACGTGTGACTTTGTAGGATGGCTGGGGGTACGCTTAGGTTGATTAAAACCAGATACACCCACTCTTGCAAGTCTTGGATCTTTTTCTCTTGACATTATTAAAATTTTCCCTGTTTAGAGCCTATAAGATACATGGTAACAATTATAGCGCCGACTCCTGCTAATAATATAGCACCTATCATTAAAGCATTTATAAGATTATCTAAAGCTTCTTTTTTCTTATACACTAACTCTCGTTGCTCTTTACGCTGTTGCGCTTCTATCCTTACGATCTCATCCCAAGCACTTGGACCGTACACAAATGAGATATGACTTCTAAGTTCCTCTCTCATTTCTTTTAGTTTTTGTTTCTGAGACCACAACTCAAGAGCGTTGGACTGTGTGTCAGAGAACATCTTATACATAGGGGGTTTCTGAGACTTTTGTTCTAAGAAATCTAAATCACTTGCCGCCTTAGACCAACTAGATAGAGTAGACCCCATTGATGAAATTTCTTTACCTACAGAGATTGCTTTTTTAATCCCATTATAGGCTGTAGTGGCAGCTGCCATTACTGTAAAAGGGTCCATTTACTTCCCCCTATTTCTGATATCTTCCATCATCATACGTATAGATTTTATGTTCTCATCTATCCTAGCCATAGTTATAGACTGGGCTTGAACTACAGTTTCAAGTGCAATTATTCTAGTCTCATGTCTTACGATTTCACGAGCATTGTTTTCAATAGAGCTATTAAGTGATGATACAAACCACACCAAAGCTACAGTCTGACAAACTATTGCCAGTACAAATGTTAAGGGGATTGAGCTAGACATTCGCCAATCCTTATCTGTGCCTTCACTATTCATTTTGTAAACCCCGCTCCAAAATACAGTCCGACTATAGCCGAAACGATGTGTGTGTCTAATGGTGTTATTACAAATCCCTTAGCTGATTGCCAGATGATTTGACTATCTGGTCCAAATAAGAAATTCCAAAAACCACCTTGTATCTCAGTGTACCCTACAAATACGGGAACCTCAGGGTAGAAAACAGCAACTAGTTTAGGTAATACAATAATAGAGAATACAGCAGCAAGTGCTATTATCCTTCTTGTCCAAGCAAAGTGAATATCCTTAGAACCATGCTCTCGTGCTTCTTGTTGACCAGCTATTAATAGTTTTTGCTGCTCAGCTTTATTCTTAGTACTCTGACCCCATATTGACATAACCCCACCTAAGACGGTGGACAGTAACATCGTGATTAGTTCTAGTGGTAATCCGAACATTAACTGTCCTCCGTATTATTTATTGTTGTGGCATCATACCAGTCTGTGGCATACCCTGTGGCATCATCTCAGGTTGAGCTGGGTTTTCTCCCAGCATGGACTTTGCAGTCTCTACAATCTGACTGAAGTCAGGTCTTACAGGTATAGGTAATCCCTCTTTAAGTGCTTTTATCTCAAGCTCAGCCCACTGTTGGAAGTGTTTATCTATCGCGATAGCCAATTGTTTAGAGTTGTCATCAGCCGTGTTTTTAGATTGAGAGTTAGTAAATGTGACATTAGCTTCTGCGAGAGAAGCGTCAGCTTCAAGCTTACGTTGTGCAACTTGTCCATCCTTCTGTACCTTCTCCGTTTGTTGTGTCACAGCCGTTACTGCTTTCTGTTTAAACTCTTCAGTGGTGTAGTCTTCTAAGTAGTCGTTACTATCTACACCCATAGCTTCTATGAGTTTAGTGGCAAGAACTGCTGGGGCATCGGGACGAATCACAATCCCCTGACCTTGACTATTAAGAGCAGGTAGTACCTTACTGCCAATCATCTCTAATTTCTTTATCTCATTTGAATTAGAGTTTTCACCAATGTCTAAGAAAATCTCCACATCCATACGAGATGGTAGGTTCATTACATTGATGTCATAAAAAGCACCTTGGTAGCTAAACTTAGAGTTACTCTTCAAAGCTTTACGCATTGTTTTATATACACCTGTACACAAACGCTTCATACCAGTTTCTGCAAATCGCCTAGCAATATGCTGAATACGTTTCTGAGATGCTGATTGAACTGCTGCT